ACTCGGCAATCGAATATTTGCCTGATGCGAATCTATTGCCCACTACGTACTCCCACCGCCAATGAACATCTGACGAGGTACAAACCTTATTGCAGCCTTCTCACGGTCTTCACCAGCCGCAAAGTTGAATTGTTCTTCATACTGCGTTTTGAGCATGTCTATCCGGCCTTGCAATTCTGGGGTCTTGCTGGCAATGTAAAAGGCTAGTCCTGATACCAAGGCAGGCAGGAATCTAAAATTCATATCGGGAATCTCTACGCCGTTACCCGCATCCTGTATCCTACGCATTCTCCAATACACAAATGTATAGGTTGTAGATCCATCAGGAGTTGGCCAAACGGTAAATGCAGGTAGACGCTGTAGATAAACCTTGGTTCCTACGGTGTAGGACGATGCTGTTGTATTGTTTTGCGCCCTGAAACAGTTTTCCAATACATTACCAGTAATGTAGCTATAAAAAATCGTTTCTGACCCCAACAAGACATATCCAAACGCAGGGAAACCAACTGTTGAGGTTAATGTAATTGTGGTATCTGTAGTACTCACGGCGCTGGCCACAGTAATGGCTGCGTTGGATGAGTCATACATGGGAGATGTTTCCCCCGCTGCACGTTGAACCCAAACTTGAATTGGTCTTGCTTGGACTAATTTATTGGGTATCGTGGCATAGGTGCTGATGCTGATCCTTGTAATGTTCAAGTCAGCTTGATTATTCTGCTGGTTGGCATTGGTTCGGATTACATGATCCAGCAAATCAATGGTGTCTTCTGGCAAAGGATATGTGTTTAAACCTTGCTGTAGGGTTACTGTACCTTCATCAAAAGTCCACATATCCAAACCACGGTTTTGCCATTCAATGGTTAGAAAGTTCATTGACCTACGAGCTGTGCGTAGGTCATATCCTGAGCGTAGCTCTCTCCCAGCACGTTCCCACGCTTCTTCTGCAATTTCTGTGAAGTCAGGGGAAAACCCTGTTGTGCCGGAAGTTGTGGTCATTTTGCCGCTCTCATATTGTCAACCAAATTAGGCCAAGGCCGTCCAGCAGCCTTGGCCATTGCCTTTGCTTTAGATTTCTTGGCAGAACTTAACTTCTTTGGCTTACCTAAATCTTTAGGACGGGGTTTGTCCCAGACTTCCCCGCCCTCTTTGTACTCTTCAACAACATTAGGATTATCTTTTCGGACAATCTTCTTGCCTGATGGCATCTTGGATGGGTTGATGGCTCCCATGCCACGGCTTGCCATCATCTCATTACCCCTTTGGTAAAGCCTTTCCTAGCTATACCATCACCACGTTTACTGGCTGATACAGCCCCGCCTTTGGCATAAGCTTTTATAGAGCCGCCTTTTTTGTTTTCAACCAAGTGGCTGCCAAGAATTTTTCCATTTGCATCTTTTGAATACTCAACCCTTTTTGTTGGCGTTTCATTGGCCAATGCCGGATCCATACCCATGTTATTTAACATTTGCTGACGCATTGATGTGGTAGCAGCTTTCCATTGAAGCGAGTTTTTTAAACTTGTTAGTCTGGCATCCGGAGGGTTGTAAGTGGGCTTAGGAGGTATGGCATCATTCAATTCCGCATCAGATACAGCAGCCTGCGATGGGCCAGTAGGCTTAGTAGCCGCAGGAGTAACAGGTTTTTTCTTGGCTGGTGCAGCAGGCTTTACTGCTGGTGTTTGGCCAATATTACCTGTGCTGTCATAGTCATTCTGACCTGCGTTTAAAGCTTGATTGCTTGCCAATACATCCGCAGCACTTTGTGTCTGCGTTGGGGCTGGTGCTGCTGGCGTAGCTGGCGCAGTATCTGTTGGAGCAGGGCTTGCGCCAGGAATGGTTTTATCGGGCTGATCTTGGCCTTTTGCATAGGCATACAAGGCAGCCAAAGCTAAAGGCGTTAGATTCATGATAGCCCCTTAAGCTTTACCGCCGCCGCACATTGCTTCGACATGGTCATCATGCAATTTATGGCCTGCTGCGTGTTCTTTGTAAATTTCAGAGTGATGCTTATGGCCGCCTGCCATGTGTTCGCTAAGGCGATCTTTAGGCATCTGATGCTCTTCGCCCTTGATGGTTTTACCATGAGGGATAAATGGTACGTGTGCGTCTTTCATAATGACTCCTTATTTGCGTTTGGGGGATTGAGTGCCAATGTCATTGCCAGCCATCTTGGGCATCAATGCCCGGGTATGGCCTTTTTGTTGGATTGCATGTTCACCACGGGGTAGATTGCCTTTCTTAAGGTCTCCGCCTCTTTCCATTTTAGATGGCTCCATACGGGCTTCTTTAATGCTACCGCCTTTGGCAAAAGCTTTACCGCCTGTAGCCATCTTTTTACGGTACATGATGGCTGCATCTCCGCCAGTTTCAGATCCAGTAAAGCCACGTTTTTCCCAATCTTGGGGTTCTTTGCGTACTTTGCCTGCCTGCTTATTCATGTAATCACGCAAACTCAAACCGGATTTTTCCAATTCTTCTTTGGTGACGACTTTCTTTTTGGGGGCAGGAGCCGCTTTAACGGTGACTTCAGGACTCATGTCTTCTGCTTGGCTGCTGTATTTTTGACCCATTTCTTGGTCTAAATTAACATCAGATCCATCTTCTCCGTCATATCGTTTGGTTCTCATGATTGCTCCTTAGATAATTCTGCCGCCCATTTTAGGCATTTTGGCTTTGGTGTGACCAGACTGCTGAATGGTATGTTCGCCATGAGGACGCTTACCACCTGCCGCTACCTTCTTCATGGGTTCCCCTAAAGCATATTGGCCGGGAACTGAACCGCCTTTTGCAAAGGCTGCACCGCCACCCTTCATGGCCATTTTCAAATGCTTATGAGCCATTTGCATATGCTCATGGGGTTCCATCTTGGCCATGCCACCACGCTTCATTCCGGGAGCGCCCATAGGGGCTGCCGCAGGGGCTGCCATAGGAGGACGTTTGGCTGCCATCATAGCGGCCAATAGACGGGGGTCTACCTTCCCGCCACGTGCCATACCTTTGGCCTCTTCACGTTCCTCTTTGGCAATTTTCTCAAGCTGTTTGGCTTGACGCATTTCCATGCCTTTTGATTCTTTCATAGATCCACCTTGTTTAAACGAGCGGCCTTTATCGGCCTGACTAAAATCCTGCCCCACACTTTGTGGAACTCCTGCTTTCTTGGCGAATGCTGGATTGTGAGCCACCGCTGCCATGAAATTGTGTTGCTTTTTGCTGGTACTTGGCATATTAGCAATTCCAAGCCTTAAGGCTTTTGTTAATCCTGCTGTTTGGGTCTTTGGCTGTCTTTTCCGAAGTCAGCTTCTTCTTCATGCCCGTCATTCTTGCACAGAATGAATCCTTGCGAGATCCGCCCTCGGGTTGGGGAGCTTTTAAATTCATCCCCTCCTTCTTTGCGGATGCCCGACCCTTGGCGTTTAGCCCGCCGTTCGGATTCTTCCCTTCTTTGCGTTGCCATGCAGGTGACTTAGCCATAACAAATCGTTACCGCTGCAACGTGGGTTAATGAAGCGTAAATTCCATTGGAAGCAAGAATGCCTTCGCCGGGAATGTTAACAACATACGGTGTTGCCAAAGCTGGAACGTCATATTGCCAAAGAATATTTCCGCTACCTGTTGTGGCGTTATCATACAAAATCAAAGTTCCAGCAGTTCCATCGCTGGTAAACACAACTTGCTTTAAACGAGTACGACCAGAAACAAGAACCGCAGATGTATTGGTATGCGCCGCCTTGACATCATATTGCATTGTCATGATTAATCTCCTTGTAAATAGGGGCCGAAGCCCCTTTGATTAATCGAAGTTACCGTAGGGGTAAGTTGTGGTTGTACCAATGTTGCCATCAACTTGTGTATAACGCACTGTCAAATACAAAGTACCTGCGGTTGGTGCTGGTGTTCCTGTACCTGTGATTGCCAAAGTCATCACCACTTGCGAAAAAGTGGCTGGCTCAACTACGCCTGCTGGATTAGTAAAATCAGCAGTGGTAGATTGGATAGCAGCCAACTGTGTACCAGTGAAAGTTGTGGAATAACGACCAGCAACCAACACGTTTGCAGTAGCGGTCAAAGTTACTGAACCGTACTGAGTGCCGTTAAATTGATTGCCAATATTCACAACACCAGCAGTGATTGTGCTGCCACCTGTGATGCCTGTACCAATGTCAACAAAGAAGTCGTTGATCTGCGATCCTGTGGGCAAATAAAATATTGCGCCACGATAGACTGTGGTGGAAGCATCAGCAGTGGGAGTTGCTGCAACTGGTGGATAAACTGAACTTGATGGAGAGTAAACAATTGCGTTTACGTTGGGGATCAAGTTGCCATTGACAAATTGACCACTTCCGCCAGCATAACCAGCGGTTCCATTGCCGCCTGTGTTGGCAAAGTTTAAGTCAACATTTTGTGTTAGATCGGTGTAACCTACGTTACGTGCTGGGCCAAAACGTTGGTCGCCCGAAAGAATTGGGCCTGAAAATGTACTGCGTGCCATGATAAATCCTTATGCAAAAGCCTCTTGTCAATCGTTGCATCGTGACCCCTAGGCGGGCTGCCGACAAGAGAAAAATCCTAGATAGTCTGTTTATACCATTATGTTTAAACAACGTCAACGACTTTATTTGATTTTTTAAGGTTCTCTTCCTGAGTGATAACACGCAGATTCCAAGGCACATGTAGCCCACATACCGCCTCTGAGATAATAGGAATAATGTGGTCTACAACATACCTCTCTCCAGCTATTTTCGTAAGTTCTTGGGCCTTTAAATACAAGGTTCGCATGGCCAGTTTTTGCTCTGCGGTGATCCATTTGGGGGTAGCGTTGCGATGTCTACGTCTACGCACACTAGTAAGAGCTTTATACAATTCTGGGTTTTCTTCTTTGTATTTTTTCTTATACTGATTTACTTCTTCTTTTGGCCTTGCGCTAGATCTAGCTTTTACAGTTTCTTTATTGCGTTCATAGTAACGCCGTCCTGCTTCTTTAGCGGCTTCAGACTTTGGCTTCTCCTTGCGTTTATCATTATCAATTACCCAGTCCTCTTTCATACACTCTACACATGATCCCTTGGTCTTGCGTAAAGCAATATGCCCACGAATACAAGAAACCCCCGTAAAGTAATGCGTTGCTCCTATACGTTTTGCCTCTGCTCTGTTATTTGGATACTCCATATCATTCTCCTAGTTACGATACGAGCAATTATACGGCAAATAAAAAGGGCCTGCAAGAGGCCCTTTAAAGTACTAATTTAATACTTTTAATTTAGAAAGAACCGCTTGATCCCCAGATTCCCAATGGATCTGACCAACCAAACGAATACCTTTCACGTGCTTTGTATCGAACGTTCCCTGTATCAAAATCCCCGTCCATTGAATTCTGGAGAGGTGTACGCTCGAAATGCTTCATGCCGTTAGGCACATCTGTGGTCAAGAACCATGCATTAACGTCTGTCAAGAAGTGATTCATTACATATCCTTCGGATATTGAACCATTGTTCTCTAGGGCGTTGATGTCATTGTTGTTTGTACCAACACGCAGTTTTGTCTCTAGCAAACGGGTTGCTACAAACTGGAGTGAAGGAGGAACAATCAACTTCTTGGGTTTAGCTGCGATCAAAAGACCACGCTCGTCCGTCCAAGCGGCGATCTGAATGACTGCGCTCTCAAGAGAGGTTTCATTCAAGTCAGCTTGAGTGGTGGGAGTATTGGCATTTGTTCCGCCGTTAACCAAAGAATGGCTGGTGGAAAACAAAGGAGATCCATCACCGCCAATGTAAGCTGCATTAAAGCCGTTGTTTAGAACGGCAGCAGCTTTCACTTGCTTGGTGTAAGCCATAGCACGAGCCAAACCCTTTGTATAACGAGCGGCTAGGCTGTCATACAAGTTATCTTCAATCGCCTCTTCAGTGATTGAGAAACCAAGGGCAATGGTTTCGTGGTTATAGCGAGTTGTCCATGCCTCTTGAGCATTGTCATAAGCGATGGCTGAACCCTCGCCTTTGACTGGTGCTGCTGAGAAGCCAGACAATTTGGTCTCTTCCTCAAATGAACGCTCTGAAGTCTCTGTTTCGTAGACTTCTTTGTGTTCTTCGCCATAACGTGCATACTCTAGACCGAACAAAGCGTTCAAGCCGGGGAGCAATTCTTTTAACAGTTGCGCTCTTGAAATAGCCATGATTTAGCTCCTTAGACAGCAGTTGCAGTGTAATACTCGTGGATACCAAAGTTCAATTTGACTAGAACTTCAGGATACTGAGTAAACACAAGGGTTGATGAAGAGGCAAATGCGGTACTTGGAGCTGCGTTCAACACAACAGAAGTTGCGCCTGCGCTGGCTGCCGTAGCAACGAAAGAACCAGACTGGATAAGCTGTCCATTGGGTGCAATAGATGCCACATCTGTTCCCACTGGGAGAGCAAATGGGATACCTGATGCAGTTGTCACTGTAGCGGTTGAAATGCTAGAGTAGCCAACATTACCCAAAGATTGGGCTGTATCAGCAACCAAACCAACCACACGAGCCACATAAGCAGAGCTTGTGGTAGCTGCGGGGATGATTAGACCGTTTGAGCTGTCGCCAGTGTTGACGTTGCCTGCGAGGTCAGAACCTTGCAAGTTTTGTCCAACCAAAGCTACAGCAGCAGAAGTCACGGTTGTGGATCCAGAAGAAGTCACGATAGCTGCTTTAAATACAGTATCAGGATCATCTGTAACGTAAGCTTGAATATCACCAGCTAGGGTACTAGCGGGATAATATTGGCTAAACCGTTTTTGCTTTGTGACTGGGTCTGTATAGGTACAGCCCAAGAAGATGCCAACCATACCAGCAGCACCACCAGCGGTGGTAACGGCTAGACGGGTAATCAAACCACGTGCTAAAGCAACAAAGTCGCCATAGAAAATGTTTGTACCATAGTTGTATTGGATAGGCAATAAACGGGTAGAACCCGAAAATACCTGTCCACCAATCAAGTTGATTGGCTTTAGCCCGTATGGGGCAGAGACAATTGGATAAGCCATTTAAGGACTCCTTGATAAATTAAGAACCTGAGCCGAATGTGACCTTTGAAGACTTCTCTCTAAAGAGAGGCATTCTTGGATCATTGTTTCTCATGAATGTGTTGTCTACCGATTCCATTTGAGCTTTGTTTTGCGAGTTGTAATAAGCATCCCGCTGTTTCATAAACTCCTCTGGAATCCTGCAAAGCAACAATCCACCTACTTCGATATTGCCTTTAAACTGGCCGCTTTGAGATGCCATCACCATTAGTTCTGGATATTCATCCGCTTTCACGGGTTCCCATCCTTCTCTAAGTTTAGAAGAAATGTTCTGAGGATCGTCTTTACCCATCATGGCGATACGAATGTATCGATGTGTCCAACCCGGTCTTGGGTCAGGCATGGGTAGAATCTCAGGCGCTCTCCACGATTGAGGACGTTGAAATTGAGTGCGTGACTCGGTGTCACGGCTTGCACGATTATCAGCCATTGTTATTTCTCCTTAGTTGAGCAACCTCACGAGCGTAGCGTTCCAACGGAATGCCCAATCGCTTGGCAATGTTTACCTCTGACGCAGACAATGTGATCTTTTTGGGGGCCACACTTCTGGACGCAGAAGCGACATTTGATTTAGGGCGCTGCCTCGTATCAGCGGTTTCCTCAGACTCAAACTTATCTGGGAAAACTTGACGAATTCGACTATCTAAACGTTGATAGTATTCATCACTCTGCGGGTCAACGCCCGAATTAACCAGCTTTGTATGCACCGCTAGGGCCAAGCTGGTCATTTCCTCATCCTGTCCGAACCAATCGTTGTTACGTTGCCAACTTTGGGCTTTAGGATCTGCCTGCGGGTGACTAGGTTGTACTACTTTTGGAGCAGGTTGTAAAGGGGTGGGCCTAAAATTGTTAACTTTCTCAGCTCTTAGGGCTGCGTTGGTCAATTCTTTTTGAGCTTTTAGCAACGCCTCAGAGTCACCTTCCTCATATGCCTTTTTGTAAAGACGCTCCGCATCAGCCATTTCGCTGTTTACATTGCGTTTTGCTTGGTCAATAAAAGCCGTTTGGCTGACATTTACGGTGCTTTTTAGCCGTTCATTCTCTTCATAAACAGCTTTTGCAAGGTTTAAAGCCTCTTCCCGCTCACGTAAAGCAGCCTCTTTTTGCCGTCTTTCTTCGTGATAACCCTTGGCAAACTCCCTTACTTTCTGGCTTTGTTGCTTTTTGGTATAACCTTCTAGCTCCTCATCTGTAGGTTCTACGGGGGGAGAGGCCATAGGCTTACGATTGCGATCCTCTTCTGGAGTATCGTCAACAATCTCAATCTCGGGTTCAGGTTCTACAACCTTACTCCCTAAACGAGTGGGTTTTTCATCCGCCTCATCGGGGAATATGAATTCAACTTGGTCTGTCATAGTGCCTCCTTATGATGCTCTGCTGATACCACGGGGATCTTGAACCACGGCCTCGACAGAATCATCGTTGATGATCCTGAATTCTTTGCCATGAATCTTGAGTCGTGTACCTGTATTGGGACGGACGATAACGAAATCGCCTACCTTACAGGATGGGCCAGATGGGAATCTGGTTGCGTCTTTATAGGCATCCGGGCCAAGTTTTACCACAAATAGAACAGGGCTTAAGACCTCTTCATAATGGATAGATTGGCTTGACTTAACAATACCGCTTTCATATTCCTCATCAATCTCGGGTAAGACTGTCAGAATTTGAAAACGAACTGGGTCAGGCAATTGTTTTGCCTTGTCTTCTGCGTTGTCAGGAAGGGTTGTCGTTACCTCTCCATCGCTGATTAAAAGATCACTCATCGTCTATTTGCTCCATTTTTCGTAAGAGGTCATTGATTAAGTTCTGTGCGTACAAGAGACCCCTAATCTGGCCGCACATATCTCGGTAAGTGGGGAAGTCCGAAGCCCCCCCGTCACCTAGACTCATTGAGAGGGAACGTTCCTTCTCTCTTAATTCGGTTAGCAAATGCTTGAGTATCTTTTCTTCCATTATTTACCTCGTTTAAACAGATCAGTCTGCACCTTTTGGTTGGCTTGTCTTGCCTGCTCTTGGAGTTTCATAATCTCCATTTGCATCATTTGTTGGTCTTTTTTCAACTGAACTTCAGCTTGAGACTGAACCCGTTGTGATTCAGACTGCGCTTGGAGCTGATTTCTCTGCTGCTCGATTTGCATTCTTTGTTGTTCCAATTGGAGTTTTGCTTGCGCCAATTGGGTGTCAGCTTGCATTTTTTGGGATCTAGATTGCAATTCCTGCTGTTTAAGCTGGAGTTCTTGTTGCTGCATTTGGATCAAAGGATCTTGTGCTTGCTGTTGGGCCTGGGCCTGCGAGGCTTTGGATTGGTTTAGCTGGAGAAGCTGGGTACTTGCCTGAGCAACCAACCTGGACAACTGCACCTCGGTCTCGGGTGGCATTTCTTCATTGGGCGCTGGCAAAGCCACACCAACTTGCTCTTCCAACTGCTTCCTGTATTGGAATGCCAGATGTTCTGCTATATGAGCCATAACCGCAGCTTGCATTTGTTGAGCCATTGGGTTTTGGCCTATCTGGGCTGCAATTGATGGATCTTGCATGAAGGTGGTATGCACAGCAATATGGGCATCATGGTCTTGGAAGATGAAGGCTTTGGTGGGTTTTCCGTTGAGGAATCCCATGTTTTCACTGACCGGGTCGATGGGCTTCTCGTCATCTTCCGTCAAAACAAGGTTCTCGCCGTTCTTAACCCCAAGAACTTCTATCATTTGCCTATGTAGATTGGGTAGGTTATAGATCTGCGGTGCGCCCTGAGCCAATTGCATGATGGCTTGGTACTGCATGATCCTCTGCGCCATTGTGGAGGAATTGGGGTCTGACACTGGGATTACATCCACCATGTCATAATCTTCCCGGCTGGCAAAATGATCGCCTTTTTCGGGATCAAACTCCTCCTTGCTGGGTGCATACTCGGCAATGATGTTCTTCAAGAGCTTGAACTCTTGCTTCATTGAGTAATGAACACGGGCCTGCACGGCAGACATGGTCTTGAGGGTACGCTCTAAAAGAGCCAAAGTTGTACCCACTGGGGCGTTGGCCGACATATCGGAGATCTGAAGATCTCCTATGGAACCCAATCTACGGCCTTCATCGGTGATCTGATTTAACAGAGTCAACAAGGTCGCAGACGGCTCCTTATATGGTAGCGGCATGATATTGTCTTTAATCGCTCCGCTGGGAACATCCACATCTCTAAATTCGCCGGGAGCGATTGGGGTGTCATCACCCTTGATTCTTGCGCCACGGGTCTTAAGTCCGCCGGGCAAATTGGACAATGTTCCTGAGTCAACCAATTGACGAATAAGAGAAGTGCCAGCCCTAGCATAACCACCAATAATATGAATAAGACCCAAGCCATAAAAGCCAAAACCTGGGATATAGCAATAATCAACAAAATGCTGGCGGCTGAGTTTCTTATCATCATCTTCCTCCCAGTTGCGGTAAATGGATAAAACCTTACCTGTACCACGATCTATGGTAATGACATAAGGAACTGCGATGCCTGATGGCTCTCCCTCATCATCCAGCTCTTCTAATCCATCGATGTCCCAGTCCGTGCAGATCTCAAGGAACTGATAGCGATCATCATCAAGAGCTTTGTAGCCTTGCTGGTTGGCTTTCTTCTTTTCAATATCGGACATGATATTGACAGGCTCGCCAAGGTCAACATCTCGGTAGAAACCCGTGGCTTGTAGCTTCCTAAGTTCATTCTTGGTTTTTCTCATGACATGGGTAACACGCTCGCAAGTCCTGAGACTTGAAGCGCCGTATGGGACAATGATGTCTTCTGCGGTGACATAGATAGAGGTTCCTCTACCCAGTACAGGATCATCATAAACCTTCTTAAACCCAGACCCGGCCAACCCTAAACCAAATAACATCCGCTCATGTTCCGGTCTGTATTCCGGCATTTTCTCGGTAATCTTGTAGTTCATGTCTTCTTCAACACGACTTGCTGCGGTTTCCTTTTCCTTGGTGGATGTTCCAAAGATTTCAGTCTTAACAGGCCCGGCCGCAGGGAATGACTCCATAATAGACTCGGCTTGGAATCTAATAGCAGCTTCGGTTAGAACTGTTGAATAAACCCCGCAGGCTCCATTCCAAGGCTCAGTACGCTCTTCATACTTAAGACCCAGTACCTCTAAGCCCTTGACATAAGACTCAGCCCATTCTGAACGGCTATTGATGTCTGCATCTACCAGAGCGATAAGCTCTGAACCAATGGAAGACAAAGTTCTATCATCCAGAACTTCGGCTAAGTTTTGGTAGAAATCCCCACCCAAGTCCTGCCCAGCTTCTAGGGTTATCTCTACATCCCCTGTATCGATAGAAACTGCGTCTGGATTGTCAATCTCAATCTCTAAATCCGGTTCTGCGGCGATGCCTTGTGAATATAAAGCTTTGTCGATAGTCAT